GGCAATGATGGGCAGGGCACGAAGGGCAATCCCGCCCCGGTCATCATCGACGGGACATACGAGGAGCTGGTGAGGGCAGCAGAGGCGCAAGGCGTCAGGCTGCAATGACACGCTCGCTCGCTGGCCCCTTGCCTACCCAGGCGCCTGCCTCACGGGTCCCATCCGGGCCCACCCCCGGGGGGCGTGTCCGCGCCGGGTCCCTCCGCGCGTGGGATGAAGATGGGGCCCCCCATCCCTCTGCGAATTCACCCCTTCTGATTTCCGGGGTGGTATCCGGGTCTTGGCAGGGCCGGTCTTTGGGATTGGGGCTTCTGGCCTTGATCGAATCTGGCGTGATGTTCCATGTGGAACAATAGATGCCGTCTATCGGCGGGAGCGATGTGATGCAGCTGCATTTGGTGGTGGAGCCTGATACGGACCCGGTGCTGGAGCGGCTTGCCAGGGCGGTGACGACGGCGGCTGAGGAGCTGTCGAGGGCGAGTCAGGTGGATCTGCAGGTCCTTGGGGTGGCGCTGGGGTCGCTGCATGGGTCTGGTGGGTGTCCGTGCTGCGGGACGTGGACGCAGCGGGATGTGGAGGTGCTGGGGTATGTGGTCCGCATGCTGAGGTCAGCATCTTTGAATGCACCGCCTGAGCCGATTCTGAGGTTGGACCCGCTGCTGGAGCATTTCCAGACGGCTGGGATGAAAGGGAACTGAGGTCTATGAGCGCCGAGATACCTGGACAGGTTGGGCGGCCACCGGCTGTGAGGACGTTGTGGGACAAGGTTGCGGTGCAGATGCGAGCGGCGGCGGGGTTGGTGCCTGGGTCGGAGGAGGAGCAGGCGCTGTTGAAGGCTCGGAGGCTGCAGCAGGATCTGCTGGGGCATTCCAACGGGTCCCATCCGGCGGCCGGGGAGGGGGTCTCGGAGGATGGGAGTCCCGGAATTGCGGATGGGGATGGGGCCCCCGGTCCCGGTGTCGATGAGGTCGCGCGGATTGCCTCGGAAGGGGCGAAGAGGTGGCTCGATACGGGGGTCAAGGCGCTGCAGATGGCGGCCGCGGGCGGGTTGCCCCAATTCGCTCGGGACTACATCACCATTCGGGATAAGTCTGGGCAGCTGCGCCCCTTCCTGTTCAACCGCGCGCAGATGGTTGTGCATGAAATGGCCGAGCGCCAGATTGCCGAGCGGGGGTATGTCCGGCTCATTGTGCTCAAGGGCCGGCAGATGGGATTGTCGACGTACATCCTGTGCCGCGGGTTCTTCAAGGCGACCCGGCGCAGTGGCTACAAGGCCTACATCCTCACCCACGAGCTCAAGGCAACGACGAACCTGTTTGGGATCGTGAAGGGCTACTACGAGCGCATCGATGCCAGGCTGCGCCCGTCAATGGGCAGGTCCAACACCAACGAGATGCAGTTCCCGGGCTTGGGCAGCGGGTACACGGTGGGCACCGCCAGGGTCGGAGACACCGGCCGGTCGATCACGGCCCAGTTCTTCCACGGGTCGGAGTGCGGATTCTGGCAGGCGGCCAAGGACATCATGGCCGGCCTCATGCAGGCCATCGGCCGGGTCGAGGGCACGGAGGTGTGGCTGGAGTCCACGGCCAACGGCGCCGGCAACTTCTTCCACTCGGCGGTGCAGCAGGCCCGGAAGAAAACCACCGACTTCGAGCTCGCTTTCATCCCGTGGTTCTGGGACCCGGGCTACACCACGCCCGCGGCGCGCATCCCCAAGGAATTCGCTGAGCTGCTGAACCTGGATGATCTGGAGTACATGCGCGCGCACGGGCTCTCGCTCGAGCAGATGCACTGGCGGGCCCAGAAGATCGGTGAGTTCACGATTTCGGAGCACTCTGACGAGGGAGCCAGGCTCAAGTTCCAGCAGGAATACCCGGCCACGGTCGAGGAGGCTTTCCTTGCGGATGCCGAAGGGGCGTTCATCAAGTCGCTGCCGGTGGTGCTGGCCCGCAAGGCGTACCGCGAGGCGCTGGCCGCCACCGGCGCCCGGCCGGTCGGGATTGGCCCGAAGCGCATTGGCATCGACCCGTCGTACACCGGCGGCGATGGCTTCCGGGTCTGGGTCAGGCAGGGCCGGGTCGCGTACCGGGCCGATCACTGGGAGAAGAAGCGCACGCAGGAGTCCATCTCGAGGCTGCTGGCCGTGTTCGAGCGCGAGCAGCCGGATGAAATCTACATCGACATCGGCAACAACGGCGGCCCGATCTATGACTTGCTGTGCGAGTCGGTTTGGGGCGGCCGGATCGTGCCGGTGCTGTTTGGCGAGGCCGCGGATGATCCGGAGCGGCACCAGAACAAGCGCTGCGAGATGTGGTTCCGTACGCGCGACTGGCTGATCCAGAAGCCGCAGGTCTATCTCGAGGACATCGAGGAGATCCAGGCTGACCTGACGGCCGTGCTCACGCGGCGCGATGACGTGGGCAACCGCACGAAGCTGGAGTCCAAGGACGACATGCGCAAGCGCCTGGGCCCGAACTCGTCCCCTGATGATGGTGATGCGCTGGCGCTAACTTTCGCTTACCCTTCCGGCGGACCGGCCGGTGGAAAGTCGAGCGGCGCGCCGGATCCGCGGCGCCCCTCGTACCATGGTCCGGGCATGGGCCGCTGAAGGAGTACGCACCCCGTGATTCCAGGATCAATGTCAGTCGATGCGGCCAAGGCCGATCGAGAGGCCATGCCGATCGAGGATCTGGAAGAAATCCTCGATGACATGAAGAACGGGCCGGGCTGGCGCACGCGCGCCGACGTCGAGTGCAACTACTACGACGGCAACCAGCACACCCCCGAGGATCTGCAGCGCGCCGAGGAACGAAACCTCCCGGTTGTGACCGTGAACCTCGTGGCGCCGACCATTGACCTGATCCTGGGCATGGAAGCCCGCACGCGCACCGACTGGGTCGTGAAGTCGGATCATTCGGTGGGCTCGCTCACCGCGAAGCAGGCTGATGGCCTGTCGGCCAAGCTCAATGAGGCTGAGCGCAACACGTACGCGGACACCGCATGCGCTGACGCCTACGAATCGATGGTCAAGGCTGGCATTGGCTGGGTCGAGGTCGCGCGCAATACCGACCCGTTCCGATACAAGTTCCGCGTGAGCGCGGTGGACCGCCGGGAAATCTGGTGGGACATGCGCGCCAAGGACACGAAGCTGCTGTCCGATGCGCGCTTCCTCGTCCGCAAGAAGTGGAACGACCTGGACGCCGTGCTCAAGATGGTCCCGGACGAGTTCGCGCGGTACGTCAAGGGCGCGATGAACAACCCGGCCGGCTGGGACATGGCCGCGATGACCAATTCCCTGCCCTACATGCAGGACAACATGATCGGCCGCGACCACTGGTTCCGCGACTCTTCGGAGTGGTGGGACTCGGAGCGCCGGCGCGTGTGCGCGTACGAAGTCTGGTATCGCGTCTGGAAGAAGGGTCTTGTCCTTCGCCTGCAGAATGACCAGGTCGTTGAGTACGACAAGAAAAACCCGATCCACGTCGCAACCGTAGCTTCTGGCCAGGGCGAGCTGCAGTGGGCCGCGTACCAGAAGATGCGGCTGGCATGGTGGGTAGGTCCGTACCGCATCCTGGACATCCCCTCGCCCTATGGGCACAACGAATTCCCGTACATCCCGTTCATCGCCAAGCTCGAGGATGACACCAAGACCCCGTATGGCCTGATCCGCGCGATGAAATCGCTGCAGGACGAGGTCAATGCGCGTCGCGCGAAGATGATGTGGCTGCTGTCGTCGCAGCGCGTGATTGCCGAAGGCGATGCCGTCGACGATCACAATGCCGCGGCTGCCGAAGTGAACCGGCCTGATGCCTACATCAAGCTGTCGAAGGGCAGAAAGCAGCGCGGCAGTCAGGATCCGTTCCGGATCGAAGATAACCAGGGCATGAGCGCCCAGCAGTACAACGTCTACGAGGACGCGAAGCGCTCACTGCAGCAGGCCGCGGGCGTCTACGCGCCGATGCTTGGCGACTCGAGCTCTGGCGCTGACGCCGGTGTTGCGATCGACATGCTCATTGAGCAGGGCACGACCACGCTGGCCAAGGTGAACTCCAACTACAAGCTCTCTCGCACGGAAGTGGGCCGCAAGCTGCTGCACATGGTCATTTCCGACATGGCAGGCAAGGAAACTCGCGTCACGCTGCCCGACACGGCGCCATCCGGCGCGCGCTCCGTGACCTTCAACAAGCGCGCGGTGAAGCCCAACACCGGCGAGTCGTTCATCGAGAACGACGTCACGGCGATGATGTGGCGAGTTGCCTTGGCGGATGTGCCGAACAACCCGACGCACAACAGCCAGCGCATGAAAGATCTGGTGGAATTCGCCAAATCGCTGCCGCCAGACCTCCAGGTGCTGTTCGCGGACGTCGTCATGGCCGCCAGCGACATCCCCAACAAGGACCAGATTGCCGCGCGCATCCGCCAGAAGCTCGGATTGACGCCGATGATCGATCCGGAGGATGCGACGCAGGAAGAAATTGCCGAAGCCCAGGCGCAGATGGCCGCCTCGCAGAAGCAGCAGGCCGTCCAGGAGCTCGCCACGAAGATCGAGCTCGAGCAAGGCGCGGCGAAAGCCCAGAAAGACGCCGCCGCGGCCGCCAAAACGATGGCGGACACCGAGCAGTCGCGTGCAAAGACAGGGCTGGTGCGTGCACAGGCCATCGAAATCCTGCTGGGCGCCAATTTGCAGGCGCCGGAAGCGCCGAGCGAGCCTGGAGAAGGCGCATCCGCAGCGCCCGCGCAGCCGAAAGCAGCTCCGCCGGACGACCAAGAGATTGCCGAAGCCGCATCAAAGACGCTGAGCCTCGAGAATCCGGTTCACGGCGACAGAATTTCCATGGGACCTGGGATGTAGACGATGGAACTGACCCCGATGGAGCTTCTTTTCAGCGCACTCGCGGTGCTTTCTGTAGGATTCTGGCTCGGAAGGGCGCGCTCGCGCCCGAAACGCACAGGGATTGGCCCGGTTTTCAGATGAGCCACAGCATTCAGTCTTGGGGCGGCGGCGCTTGTGACAGGCAACCGCGGGTTCTAGTCGCTCCTCGCGCGCGCAACTCCAATGTGAGGGTTGCATGCGCCGTCGCCCCTCCCTTTCGCACGACTCTTCGCAATGCGCCGACCGCATTCCGAAGCGCCGAGCGCTTCAATGGCACCCATCCGTTCGATCGACGTCCTTCGATATGGGCACGGATGGCTCACTGTCACGCAACTCCTGCGCGAGTGGAGTAACAAAGGGCAATTCACATGAGCAAGCAAGAACTGGAACCGGCAGCCGCCGGAAAGTCTGTATCCAACGACGATGGAAGAAAGCAGGACGCGCTCGACCAGCGCGCCGGCGATGATCCCTCGCTGATGAAGGCCGAGCCGTTGAAGGTTCAGCCCGCGGCGCTCGAATCGAACCCCGATCTGGCCAATATGTCCTTCCAGGACATCGAAAAGGCCTTCGGACTCGAGATTGGCGACCGCACGAGGGACGCGAAGCCGGCCGGCGACATGACCGCCATCGAGATGAGCAATCGTATCGAGGACGGATCTGCAGTCGAAGCAACGGAGGATGTGCTTGCGGCGGCCGCGCTGCAGGACCAGAAGCCCGTTGAAGCGCCGGCAGCGGTGGTTGCCCACAAGGCAGCTGCAGCTCCCGCCGAACCTGTCTCGAAGGATCAGCCTGCATCGGTTCTTGCCGAGGAAGCCTACGTCGAGACCCGTGATGGGAAGGGGAAAATCCCCTATTCCGTGCTCGAAACCACGCGGCAGAGGCTGGCTGAAGCCCAGAATCTGCTGGCGGGCCGCGCTGCGAAGGAGCAGATCGAGCTCGAGCGAGCTGAAGCCACCAAGGGCGCGCTGACGCCGGATCGAATCGAGGAGCTGCGCGGGCAGTTCCCGTCGGCCGTCGTCGATGCTCTCGTGGCGCTCAATGACGAGAATGTTGCCCTGAAAGGCAAGATTTTCGACAGCGAGAAGGCCCGCCCGCGCGCCGAAACGCTCACCGATGAGCAGCGCGCCGCACAGGTGGCACAGGACCTGATTGACCAGGACCCGGTGCTGTCGAAGTGGCAGAACGACACGGATCCGGCGAACTGGAACCGCGCCGTCAGGTTCGACAGCATGCTGCGAGAGGATCCGGATTGGGGCAAGAAACCCCTTCAGGATCGATTCGCAGAGGTGCGTCGGCTGATGGGGCATCCTGCTGAATCAGCCCCGACCGAGACCGAAGCCCAGAAAGCAACCAGGATCGCAGCGGAAGCCGAGCGTCGTGCTGCAGGCAATGCTGGCGCCCCTGGATTCACCCACTCGGACTTGCCAGGCGGCACACCGCCAGCGCAGACCGATCGAGACTCTGTCGGCACCATGGACATTCACACTTTGGCCTCCAAGGTGGAGTCGATGTCGCCGGCGCAGCTTGAACGGCTGCTTGCAACGGTGTAGTTTTCCGCAGCAGCAGGGACGAGACCACTTACAGGAGTAACTTCAGATGGCCCAGACAGTCATTGCCACCAACTCGCCGTTGGCGCGCAAGTTGTACTCGGTGGCCGCGTTTGCTGCTGCACAGCGCGCGCCTTCCTTCACCAAGAACCTCATCGGGGAAGCCCCGCAGCAGTCCGACGCCGAGAAGCGTCTGCGCGGCCAGACCAGCCCCGACATGCCGATCGTGCGCGTCACCGACCTGAGCAAGGGCGGCGGCGACAAGATTTCGGTCGACATGTACAACATCATCGGCGGCAAGCCGGTGATGGGCGATGAAAAGCTGAACGGCAAGGCCTCGAGCCTGACCTTCGGCAGCATGGACATCGCCATCAACCAGGTCCGCAAGTCCGTGGATCCGGGTGGTCGCATGACCCAGCAGCGCACGCTGCACAACCTGCGCTCCATCGCCGTCGCCAATCTGGCTGGCTGGTGGGCTCGCTTCCAGGATCAGGTCACGCTGGTGCACCTGGGCGGCGCGCGCGGTTCGCAGTCGGGCTCCGACTGGATCGTGCCGAGCGAGGCGGACGCGGACTTCTCGACCATCATGGTCAACCCGGTGCTGCCGCCGAGCCCGAATCGCCGCTTCTTCGCCAATGACGCGACGGGCGTGGCCAACCTCGACGCCACCGACTTCCTGAAGCTGAAGGACATCGACAAGCTGCGCACCAGCATCGATGAAATGGCCTTCCCGCCTGCGCCGATCCGCCTGAAGGGCGACCCGGCCGCCGACGAGGAGCCCCTGTACATGCTGAACGTGACCCCGCGGCAGTGGTACTGGCTGCTGACGAACACGGACACGCAGAACTGGCGCACGTTCCTGGCCAACGCCTACGAACGCGGCAAGTTCACGAACCACCCGCTGTTCATGGGCACCTGCGGCATGTGGAACGGCATCCTCATCAAGAAGATGCGCCGTTGCGTCCGTTTCGCCCCCGGCGACACGGTGCGCGAGTACGCGGGCGATGGCGTGACCATCAACAACGCCACCGCGGCGGTCGCCACGGATCGAGCCATCCTGCTCGGCGCTCAGGCGCTGGGTCTGGTGTACGGCAAGAACCAGAAGTCCGACTACTACATGTCCTGGCACGAGGAAGAGACCGACCACGGCAACACCGTGGAAATCTCGATCGCGGCCATGGCTGGCTGGTCGAAGCTGAAGTTCAACGATCAGGATGGCGTCCCGACCGATAACGGCGTCATCACCATCGACAGCTACGCCCCGGTGCCCGCGTAATCGCGGGCTTCGGCTAGTAGTTCAACTTCTGATTTTCGAGGAACGCACACATGAACGCACTTGACCTCTTGGTTCCGCGCACGATCCATTCGGGTTCGTGGGGGAACCTGCAGTACGAGGAGTTTCCCTGGACGCTGGCCAACGGAGACGCCAACCCGTCGACGCACGACCTGGTGAAGCTCCCGCAGTACCTGAAGATCGTCGACTCGCTTCTGGTCATCACGGACGCGACCAACGCAACGGTCACGCTCTCGGTTGGCCTGAAATCCGTGTCGGGCGTCAACCAGGACAGCGCGGCGTACTTCCACTCCGCGGTGGCCGGCAACGCCCTGACCTGGGCTCGCAAGAGCACCACCGGCGCGTCCATCAAGCTGCAGCAGGACATGTACCTGCGGCTGACGGTGGGTGGCGCTGCGGTGACCGAAGGGGCCGCTGGTTACGTGGGCCTCTGGTACATCTGGCCCGGCGCGCTGTAAGCGCGTGATCGCTGACTGAATCGGGCCCCTTCCAAGAGGTAATCTGGAGGGGGCCCTTTTTCTTTCCACCCTGAGTCGAGGAGCGACGTATGAGCGAAGTGAAAATCCGCTACGTGGGCAAGCAGCCCAAGAAGCGCGCATCAGTGCTGGTGGAATCCAGCAATGTCATCTGGGACGGCCACGGCGACGTGCAGCTGGTCCCGCAGAAGGTTGCGGACGTGCTGCTGCAGCCCCAGTACAAGTCCATCTGGGCGCGTGTCGATGAAGGCGCCGAACTTCCACCGGTCACGAATACCGCAGTCGACACCGTCACCATTCCGACCGTGCCGACGCTGCAGCCCGCTGGCGAGACGCCGCCGACCGAACCCGAGGCGCCGGCGCTGACGACCGATGAGGTCAAGGCGCGCATCGAGGAAATCATCCAGGTGTGGCCGAAGCTGGCCCTGACCGACTTCAACCCGTCCGGCAAGCCGAAGCTGGTGGCCCTGCGCCAGATCCTGAACCGCGACGTGTTCCAGGCCGAAGTGGACGCCGCCTTCGAAGTGATCCAGGGCGTCACCGGAACCTCCGTCGAGGATCCGGCCGCTGCGGAGCCCGAAGCCGCCGCCCCCGCGACCGAGTCGGTTCCGGAGTAAGGCCCGATGGGCGCGATCCTTGCCAAGAGCATCGTCGAGATGGCACGGGGAACCCTGCTGGACAGGGATCGCGTTCGCTGGGAGGACTACGAGCTACTGCGCTACCTGAACGAGGGGCAGCGCGAAATCTGCATCCTTCGCCCGGATGCGTATATCGAAGTCCGGGCGTTCGCCCTGGCCGCCGGGAACTCGCTGCAGTCCATCCCCGCCGACTCCACCAAGATCGTGAAGCTCACGCGCAACATGGGCGCCAACGGTTCAGTGGTTGGCACGCCGGTCAGGCTTGCCATCCAGGACGAGATGGACCGGGTCGACCCGTACTGGCACACCACCAGCGGGTCCTCAGTGAGCTCCTACTGCTACGACCTGAAGAGCCCGCGGCATTTCTACGTCTGGCCGTTTCCGGCCGCCACCCAGTACATCGAGGGGCACCTGTGCGTGTCGCCCCCGGACTGCACCATGTCAGGGGTGGACGGCGGCGCGACCAACAGCACAATCAGGGTCGACGACCAGTATTCGACCGCCCTCCTCGACTATGTCGTGATGCGCGCGAAGCTAAAGGATGGGGACGCCCGCAATGAGGCGACCGCCGGCGCGGCCTACAATCGGTTCCTGAACCGCCTGGGCATGAAGGTGGTTGCTGACAAGGCCTTCGATCCGATGCGAAACTTGCCGCCGGCGACACGCGCGCCGGACGCCGGAGGCTCAGTTGGCCAGCCCAATCTCTAACCTCATACCGCAGATCCTCCAGCATCTGCCGTCTGGCACCGAAATCGCCATCGCGCAGAAGCTGAAGGAAGTCGTGATCGACTTCTTCAAGCGCTCGCACATCTACGCGGTCGACCTTGCCGCCATCAACGTGGTGGCCGATACCGCCGAGTACGCGCTGACAAATCCTTCCGGCTTCCAGATCAAGCACATCAAGTCCGGGAGCATCGAGTCCGCCATCCTGCGCATCACGAGCGAGGATCAGCTGGACCTGGATTGGGAGACGCTGTCGAAGCAGTTTGGGTTCACCTACGACCCATCATCGCTCTCTGCGACGACCAACCCGATCCAGACCTGGCGCGTAGCGGTGAGCGACACCCCGCCATTCGTCTACCAGCCGAACCCGAATCTGGCCCGACTCGTCGGGATTCCGTCGCGCAGCATCACCGGCGGGCTGCTGCTTAAAGTGGTCTGCTACCCGACCCTGGCGGTGACGACAATCGACGATTGGATCTACAACGCCTACTGGGAAACTCTCCGCAGCGGCGTTGTCGGCATGCTCAAGATGATGCCGGAGAAGCCCTACACGGACCTTCGCACTGCGCAAGCCTTCCTCGATTCATACGAGGATGGCGTCCAGGAAGCGGCGTCCCACAGCATGCGCTCATTCCAGCGCAACGACCGGCCGCACTTGCGGTGCACAACCTACAGGTAGGAGCTCGCTTCATGGACGAAGAGCGGGAAAAGATCAAAATTCACAAGCACCCCGTCACGCTGGCGACGGTTGGATCCGTCGTGATGATCTGTGGCGGCATCGCGCCGCTGTTCGTCATCCTCGGAAGAGGCGCGATCGTCACGTACTTCGCGGACTCACTTGCCGAGCCGATCAAGGTGCTGGTTGCCAAAGAGACCGCGTCCACGAAAAACGGCGTTCAGGCGCTGCTGCAGGACAAGATCGACGAATTGGCGGCCAGAGTGACCGTACTTCGCGTGCGGCAGGCTCGAGAGCCCCAGAAATTCACTGATGCCGACGCCGCCGAGCTGGCCAGCGCGGAAGCGCGACTCGCCAAGCAACAGCGCGCGCTGCGCGTGTCGGAAGCCGAAACCGTGGCGTCGAAGTAGATCGGGAGAGCGAAATGGATATCGGATCGATTCTCGGAACTGTTGCCAGTGGCGCCGCCGGCGGACTGCTGCGCCTTGCTCCTGAAGCCATCAAGCTCCTGGACCGCCGCAATGAGCGCAAGCACGAGCTCGCGCTGCAGGACAAGCAGCTGACGCTGCTGCAGGTCCAGGGTGACACGCGGATCGAAGAGGCCCAGGTGCAGGCCGACATCTCGCAGATCGCCTCGCAGCTCGACGCCATCAAGGCGATCGCGGTCGCCCAGGCCCAGCCCACCGGCGTGAAGTGGATCGATGGGCTCAATGCCTCGGTGCGGCCGGTGTGGACTTACTACGTGCTGCTGACGTGGGGCGCAGTGAAGGTCACGGACGTCTGGGTGGCTCTCAGCCGGAACCTTGACTGGGAGATGGTTCGCCCGCGCGTGTGGGGCCCGGAAGATGCCGCCATGGTCGCCGGCCTCAGTACCTTCTGGTTCCTCGATCGCGTGATCCGGCGCCAGCAGGACTCGTGATCCTTCAGGTTCCGGCGCCTGCAATCGACCTGTGCACCCGCTGGGAGGGTCTGCACAAGGTCGTGGTGCGCTCCCCGGAGGTGATGGTTGTGCCGTACCTGTGCCCGGCGCTGGTCCCAACCATCGGCTTTGGATCCACGCGGTACGCCGACGGCCGCCGCGTGCAGCTGGGTGACCCGCCAATCACGGAGCGCGAGGCAAAGCTGCTGCTGCTGTATCGCCTCGAGGCCGACTACCGCGACACCATCAGGCTGTGCCCGAACCTTGCCGCGGCGAGCCCCGAGCGGGCCGGGGCGATCCTTTCCTTCGTCTACAACCTGGGGATTGGCCGGCTGCGGACCTCGACGCTGCGCCGCCGCGTGCTCCAGGAGGACTGGTCGGAAGCCGCCTACGAGATCCAGCGCTGGGTATGGGCTGGCGGCAAGAAGCTGGCCGGGCTGGTGGCGCGGCGCGCTGACGAGGCCAGGCTGCTGCAGTAGACTCTCCTGGCGTGCATTGAAATCTGAAAGTGATGGACATGGCGCACCCACACAATCAGGAGAATCACATGTCACAGGCAAATCTCGTCCTCAAGATGGTGGTCAACACCGTTGCTCGTCATGCCAACACCAGCGGTGGCACGGACTGCGAAGAAATCACCCTTTCGGCAGTCACCAGCGACAAGGAAGGCTCGCCCAACAAGCAGTGGAGCCAGTGGACGCCATGCGGCCAGCTGAAGTTCACCGTGACCAACCCAGCCGCCTTGGGCAAGGTCCTGCCGGGCCAGTTCTTCCTCGTGCACATGCAGCAGTGCGAGAAAGACGCCATCTGAGGCGTGGGGCGGGGCCGATTGGTCCCGCCCTCTTCGGGGTATGATCCGGCCAGTCATGCCAGCAGGGACGCAGCGCAATGCGAGTCCGAATCAACGCCTTCGCCGGGATCCGCCCTCGAATCAGCCCGCGGTTGCTTCAGCACCCTGAAGCCCAGGTAGCCGACAACTGCCGGCTGCTGTCCGGGAAGCTCATGAGCTGGCGCCGTCCGTCGCTCATCCTGCCGGTGGGCACCAACTCCCTGCTGCGGTCCAACGCATTCGACAACGCGGCCTGGACGAAAACCAACGTCACGGTCACGGCCAACGCCGCTGCAGCGCCGGACGGCAGCACCACGGCCGACAAGATTGCCGAAACGGCCGCAACCGGCGCGCACACGGTCCAGCAGTCGGTTGCGAAGCTCGCCCAGGCGCAGTCGTGGACGTGGAGCATCTCGCTGGACGGGGTAGAGCGCGGCTTTGCGTACGTGCTCATGGGCGATGGCGGATCGAACTTCGCCCGCTGCATCGTGAACCTCACCACCGGGGCGATCACCAGCACGTCCACCGGCGGCACCTACACCGGCGCGACGTTCGCGGCGGTTGCGGATGGGTCCTTCTGGCGCGCCACCATCGTGGCCACCACCGGCGCTGAATCCACTGTGGTCGGCTCCGCCGGGCCCGCGCTCGATGCGACCACCTTCAGCTACGCCGGCTCGGCCGGCAGCGGCATCCTTGCCACATGCGCGAGCCTGCGCGCCGCCAAGGCTGCTGGCACCTACCGCGAAACTGACGGCATCGCCCTCCCGAACATCAAGAGCATCTACCTCTACAAGGGGCAATACTGGTTCTACTCGAGCGAAGTGTCGTCGTGGATTCCGGGCCCCATCAGCGGCAACACCACCGACGCGATCTACTTCACCGGCGGCCAGAGCTCGAGGCCTTCGGTCACCTACGATCCCATCGCGTACTCGGGGAACAACGGCCGCGGCGACATGCCCAGGCAGGCCTACACCATGGGCCTGCCGGCGCCATCCACCGCCGTCACGGTGGCCACCAGCCCGCAGTCTGGCTCCATCACCGGCGTGACGAGCCTGATCGGCACCTTCGCTGACCAGACGAGTCCGACGTTCAATTTCACCGGCGTGGTCACGGACGGCTATGACATGCGCCTGAAAGGGCGCTTCCAGATCCCGGTGACCGTCACCACCGCGCAGCTGATTCAGGTCACGCTGAAGATCATGCGTGGGACCGTGGAGGTGGCGAGCCTCGAGCAGAAGCTGTATTTCCCGGCGGCCGGCACGCAGAACGTGGACATCACGCTCGAGGGCCACGACAGCCCTTCGGCTGGCACGTACAGCTATGCCTACTCGGCAACCGTCACCGCCCTGGACGCTGGCGCGTTCTCGGCAACGTATTCGATCACGGAGATCCGCGCCTACTACGAAAAGACAAAGATCACTGTTGGCGCCGGCCATCCGTTCATCGTTGGGGACCACATCACCGCTTCCGGTGTTGGCGGCTTCGAGGCCGTGAACGAGCAGAACATGGAGATTCTGTTCGTGGAGTCGAATGCCGTGTGGGTCGACATCGTGAGCGACCAGACGTACACCAGCGGCGGCACATGGTCGCGCAGCTACACCGACGACGAGCGGCAGGACACCGGCTGGATCATGACGTTCCTGACGCAGGTTGGTGACCACGTACAGGAAGGCCCGCCTTCGCCCGTGTCGTCCTTGCTGGCCATCGGTTCTGGCGAGACCGTGTCCATCACCGGAATCCCGACGACGCCGCCGGCGGATGGCGGCACATACAACCTGACAGGGAAGCGCCTCTACCGCAGCAACGTGGGCTCGGATGGCACCGCTGCATATCAGTTCGTGGCAGAGCTTGCTGTTGGCGACACGACGTACACAGACTCTCTCAGGTTCTCGCAGCTTGGCGAAGAGTTGCCGTCGGAAGAGTGGGTGAAGCCGCCTGCAGAAATGACCGGGCTGGTGGAACTGAACAACGGCGTTCTGGCGGGCATCTACAAGAACATGGTCTGCTTCAGCGAGCCCTACCAGCCGCAGGCCTGGCCGACCAAATACCGCAAGGCCGTCAGCTACACGCCGGTGGCGCTCGGAACCTTCGGGGACAATACGTTGGTGGCCACCAATGGCCCGCCGACCCTGATTGTCGGATTCGATCCGGCCTCGATGCGATCGGCCCCGATCCAGCTCAAGAGCCCATGCAAGAACCCGCGCAGCATGGTCGACATGGGCGACTACCTGCTGTACGCCGGCGATGACGGCATGGTGCTGGTATCTGTCGGTGAGCGCGGCGACGTCACAGAGGACATCTTCACGCGCGAGGAATGGGAGCGGATCAACCCGTCCTCGATAATCGGCGCCGAGTACAACGGCAGCTACGTCGGCTTCTACACCGACCTGCAGGGCAACTCCCGCGGGTTCGTGTTCAACCCCAAAGAGAA